TCTACAGTACAAGTTAATCAAACAGCAGGATTTAGTATTGTAACTTATACTGGTACTGGCACTCAGTCAGATACTGTTGGACATGGATTAGGAAAGAAACCAGCTTGGTATTTTACTAAATCAAGAAGCGAAGCACAGAATTGGCACGTTTATCATCATAAATCAGATACCTCAGCACCAGAAAATTATATAATAACTTTAAATGCAACCAATGCTAGAAGTTCTTCTAGTGCAAATTTTTGGAACTCAACTGCACCAACAACAACAGTAGTAAGTGTGGGAGATGATAACTCTAGCAATAAAACTGGCACAACTTATATTATGTATTGTTTTGCTGAAATCGAGGGATATTCTAAGTTCGATAAATATGTTGGGAACTCAACATCAGATGGCACGTATGTGTACACTGGGTTCAGACCTGCTTGGGTTATGATAAAAAATATTACTGTTGGTGGAGCATGGTGTATATTTGACAACAAGCAAAATACACATAATGCATTAAACCTAATGCTTTTAGCAGACCAGAATCTTGCTAACAGTGGAGGTGGAACTAGCGATAATTTAGATTTTTTGAGCAATGGGTTCAAATTACGGGATAATTCTAGTGGAAGAAATGCGAGTGGGTCAACATACATCTACATGGCATTCGCCAAGCAACCATTTAAATTTACTAATGCAAGATAGGAGACAATAATGCCTTGGAAACATAATGGAAAAACAATAATGGAAGGAAAAGCATGGATTGCTGATGATGGTACTCAACATCCTGCAACATGGTCAAGATGGTCAGATGATGAGAAAAAATCCAAAGGACTAACATGGGAAGATCCACCAGCATCTGAAGCAAATTATGATAATAGATTTTATTCAGGTAGAAAAACAGATGGCTCTTTAATTGAACGCAGTCTTACAGACAGTAATGCAGTTGATGAAAATGGCAAAGCAGTTATGGATCCAATAACAGGGAAACAAGTGGTTGAACTGGGTTTAAAATCTATCTGGGTCGCTCAAACAAAAGAAACAGCACAAGAAAAATTAAATAAACATGATTGGATGATAACTCGCAAGTCTGAAAAAGGCACAGACATACCTAGTGATGTAACAACATATCGAGATGCTGTTAGAACAAAATGTGCCTCTATTGAAACAGCTATTAATAATTGCACAAGTCTTGCAGATTTTATAAAATTATTTGACATACCTTCAGATGGCAGTAATCCTACAATATATGACTTTCCAGATGAGATTTAATAATGGCTCAGAAAAAATTACAGAAGCAATCTATATATGCTGAGTATGATGAGGATGGTGATGGCATAGTTTCTGATGAGGAATTAAGCCATATAAAAGAAATAAAACAAACTGAAACTCAATTAAGGAAAAATTTAGCACAACTTAGAATGGCAAGATACACTTTAATTGCTATGGGTGCTTTTACAATCGCCATGTTTTTTGTTCCTATTGAAAGAGTTAATGCACTTTCAGATATCAGTAATTTATTTTATATTTCTGGTGCTGGTATAGTTGGTGCATATATGGGAACGACTGCTTGGATGAGTAGGAATGGAAAATGAAACCTGCATTTGTATTATTGTGTTATCTAGCAGGTAATCCTGCAGGGATGCTTCATTTTTCAAGTGTTAATAATTGTGATTATTTTAAAAAATTTTTAGATAATCAAACGATTAAAATCGGAGAAGAAATAAAAAACTATAATTGTTATTGTAAATTAGTTAAAGTTAATGAAAACATGAGGTTATATTGATGTTACAAGCACTTATTGGACCAGCAACAAAATTATTAGGTAAATTTATTGAGGATAAAGATGTTAAGAACAAATTGGCACATGAAATTGCAACAATGGCAGAAAAACATGCTCAAGAACTTGCAAAAGGTCAATTAGAAATAAATAAAACAGAAGCACAGCACAGAAGTATATTTGTTGCTGGCTGGAGACCTTTTGTTGGATGGACTTGTGGTGTTGCATTGGCTTGGCATTTTGTTTTGGCACCATTTATAATGTTTTTCTCAGCATATTTTGGTGTTGAATTACCAAAGTTGCCAACATTTGATATGGAATCTTTATTGACTGTTCTCATGGGCATGCTAGGTCTTGGTGGTTTAAGAACATTCGAGAAATTTAAAGGAATAACAAAATGACTTGTGAAAGATGCAAAGTTAATATGAGTGAAACAGAAATAAAAGGTGTTTACAAATGTCCTATTTGTGGTGTTATAGATAATGATAGGTTGAAAAAATGAATATTGAACAATTAAGAGAAGAATTAAAAATAGATGAAGGTGTAAAATACGAAGTTTATCTCGACCATTTAGGACTGCCAACATGTGGTATAGGTCATCTAATAAAAGATACAGATCCAGAGCATGGACTTCCTGTTGGTGCTGAGATACCAAAGGAAAGAGTTAACGAATTATTTGAAGAAGATCTAAAAGTAACTGTTGATGAGTGTAAACTTATTTATAATGATTTTGATGATTTACCAGAAGAAGCACAGCACATTATAGCCAACATGATGTTTAATATGGGCAGACCAAGATTGTCTAGATTTCATAAAATGAAACAAGCAGTTGATAATCGTGATTGGCAAGAAGCATCAGCACAAATGAAAGATTCAAGGTGGTATAAACAAGTTACAAATAGAGCAGAAAGACTCTGTGAAAGAATGAGGAATATTTAAAATTGACATTAAGATTATTAAAATTTAAATCAGGTATTGTAAAAGACATAACAGAGTATGCTGCAGGTAAAAATGGACCATTTTATGTTGATGGTAATCTTGTAAGATTTGTAAATGGGTATCCAGAAAAAATAGGTGGATGGCAACAAGAACAATATTTTAGAACAACAGCAACAGGCACAACTACCACAGCTCAAGGCAAACCAAAAAAGATACTT